AGAAGTAATCTAGTTTCAAATACAGGCGTTATGGCGGCAATAATTTCAAATGCTGGTACAACTGCACGATCAACTGTGGGTGCGGCAAATTATGGCGGCGATAAAGCAATATTTGCTTATGGCAGTATTCCTCCAACAACCACTGCATCAAGCATAAGTAATTTAGTTTCAAATACAGGAGTTGTGGCTGCAAATACACCGGGTGTTGGAACTGCGCGAATACAACCTGCTGGAAGTAATTATGGTCTTGATAAAGCAATTTTTGGTTTAGGACGCGCTGGACCAAGTGGGGCTTTTATAACCGCATTTAATTTAGTATCTAATACTGGTGTAATCGCCGCAGATACACCTTCAGTTGCGCAAGGAAGAAGTGGTCCAGCGGCGTGTGGATTTTCGTATACAGCATAAAGGAAAAAAATGGCAAAATTTAATTCAGAATTTAATTACAGACATCAAGTTATAGGTGAAACCGTATGGGAGAAAATTAAAACATTACACGGATTTATGGATGGTCGTAAACATGCACTTGCTTTAGAGCAAGTTGCTGTATTACGAGAACAGTCGGTGTACGCAAAATTAAAATATTTACAGGAAACAAATGCGCCGCAACATGAAATTATTGAATTGCAAGCCGATATTTTTGAAATGGAAGCATTATCTGATGAAAGCAAAAAGAATTTCCAAGATGTGCGCGATGAAATTGCAATTTTAAAAAAATTATTTGATGAACTTTATGCAATTGCAGAACCAACACGATTAAAACATGCAGATGGTACGCCGTATTCTGATGAGGAAATGTTTGAAGCAAATGCCGCAAATGAATTTACTGTTTGGTTGGTTAGAGAAATGCAAGCGGAAATAATGGCTAATGGACATCCATCTGCCGCACGATTAAAAAATGCCATGAGCAATCCAGTAACATGGAATGCATTAAAACAAATAGGAATAATTGATCAAAATACAAAATTTCTTGTTGGAAATGTTGATCCTACCAAAGTTGAATTAATACCCGCTGACACCGTAGTGTTAGAGCCGCCAAGACCACAAGAAAAACTAACAAATGACGCTATACAACTTGGCGCAAAAAAAGTTATTTTAGAGTAAACCAATGGAAATTGATCCTATATTTAAAATTGGAATTGGTACAGCAAAAACGCCAGAATTATTAGAAACGGCAAGGCAGTTATTTGCTGATAATCAGGACAAATTAAAATTTACCAAAGATAATCATTACACCACTTTAGAAACTTATAATTCAAATGAAGATGCTACAACATTAAATAATCAAAACGCAGTAACAATTCTTAAAAACGCAATTAAACACAATGCCTCTATATTTTATGCTGGTATGGGTTTTGACGTTAATACTTTAAATTTTGAAGTTGCCAATTTATGGCTTGTACAAATGCCATCTGAATCTACACATTCTGTGCATAGCCATTATGGGTTTCAATTGTCTGGTACGTTTTATATTGATTTACCCGAAAATAGCAATCAAATAAAATTTTATTCGCCTCTTAAAAGATTAGAACATGGTGATAATTTAATTGAAATTTATAATGAATATAATTCGCAATTTTGCGTTAAGAATTTACAAGAAGGCGATATGCTTTTTTGGGAATCTCTTTTAATGCATGAAGTGCCAAATTTAAAATTTAATGGGTTCCGAAAATCAATTGCATATGATTTAAAAATAAGTAAAAAAAAATCAAATCTAAATGAAAGTGTTTATAAAATGAATTTACAAGACTATATAGCAGTATATAACATTGAAAATCGTTTATTGTGTACAGACATTATTTCTAAAATGGATGAAAACCAATGGATAAAACATAGTTATAGTCATCCAATAACAAAAATTGAAACAAGTTACCACGATGATTTAGATATGTCACATCAGAATGACGAGGTGACCGCACAACTGCAAGAATTTTTTAAACATTGTGTAACTGACTATGTAGCAAACTTTGCACCAAATTATTTTCCAATACAAGACATTACGCGCATAAGATTTAATCGTTATAAAGTCGGTACAAACATGAAAATGCACCACGATCACATTCATACAATATTTGATGGTGAACGAAAAGGCATTCCAATTTTAAGTATTATTGCGTTATTAAATGATGATTTTGAGGGCGGTGATTTTTTAATATTTGAAGGCAAAAAGTTAAAATTAACCGTTGGCGATGTCATTGTTTTTCCATCTAACTTCTTGTATCCTCATGGTGTTACAACAATCACAAATGGCACGCGCTATTCTTGCGTGGCATGGGCTTACTGAAAGACAACAACATGGCAACCATAGACTCTACTGATGCACGACTGTCTACGCATGAAGAAGTTTGCGTCATGCGGTATGAGTCAATTAATGCACGGCTTAAACGAATTGAAGGCATCATGTTAAAGACTGCTGGCTTGTTAATACTAAGTATGACGGGCGTTATTTGGTCCGTCATTTACCACGCTAAGTGAGGATGAAATTGAACCCATTACTCTTGCGTTGGCGGCTATTGCTGGAATCAAGCAAGGCGTGGCTTTGTATAAAGATGCAAAGGCCGCTGGCACAGACGTTTATAAAATCACCAAGGAAATTACTGGGTTCATTGGCCAACTTTTTGACGCGCATGAGGAAGTAAAAAAAGAAGTCAAGCGGCAAGAACTTGACCCACCAAAAACTAAGTCGCTGAAAGCACAAGCCCTTGAAAACGTGTTTCATGCAATTGAACTAGAACGCCAAGCGGTTGAGTTGCGCGAGTTTTTGGTTTACCATACAGACCCCGCACTAGGCGCAGTATGGTCTAGGTTTGAGGAAGAATACAAAAAACTAAACGAGGAAAACGAATTACAAATTGAAATAGAACGTCAAGCGGAGTTGTTAAAAAAATGGCAACGCAAAAAAAGACTCAGCAATCTGGAGGACAAGGCGCTAATAATCGGAGCAGTTCTCCTAGTTACTATATACCTCCACCTGATGTTGTGGTCAATAAAACAGATGACCACGGACAAGTAGTTTTTCTTATATGTTTAATTGCAGTAATGCTAGTACTGCCGTTGTTTTTGTACTTGATGGCATCAATGTATTTTGATATGCTAACTGTGCAACAAGAAAATAAACGACAAGAAACAATTATTCGCCGTCTTATTGTTGAATTGGAAAACAAAAAATGATACCCATCGTAGCATCCCTGCTCAGTAGCCTTGCCTCAAACGGTCTAGGCTTGTTATCAAGTGCGATACAAGCAAAGGGCAAGGAAGTTGTTGAAAAGACTTTGGGTGTAAAGATTCCAGACAATCCCACGCCAGAAGATGTCAGCAATCTGCGGCAACTTCAGTTTGAACACGAAGAACGCTTGCTAGAGTTAGGCATTGAAAAAGCCAAGTTGGAACTTGCCGAAATGGAAATGTTTGCTAAAGCCGCGCAAAGCGATGCTGAAAACATTACCGACCGATGGCAAGCAGATATGGCATCGGACTCTTGGCTGTCCAAGAACATTCGACCTATGTCCCTGATAGCCATATTTTTTGGTTATTTTCTTTTTGCCATGATGTCCGCGTTTGGGTTAAACGCCAATGAGTCCTACGTGCAACTGCTTGGGCAGTGGGGCATGTTAATCATGGGCGCATATTTTGGTGGACGCACAATAGAAAAACTTGCTGAAATGAAAGGCAAAAAATGAGTTTAGTAAAAGAGCAAGCGGCATTTTTGCTAGATGTAACAAAGTTAATTCGGCACGCCACAGACATTGGCTTTGTTGTGACTGGTGGCGAGTTGGCGCGTACACCCGAACAGCAAGCAATCTATTTTAAAAATGGTCGATCAAAAACAATGAATTCGATTCATTTAAAACGATGCGCCATTGACCTAAATTTTTTTAAAGACGGCAAAATTATTTGGGACAAATCTACACTTGCACCGCTTGGTCAATATTGGGAAAGTCTGCACGTTAAAAACCGATGGGGGGGCAACTTTAGCAATTTAGTTGACTGCCCACATTTTGAACGCAATGTTTAATCAGCAAGCAACAGCGTAACTTTAGCAAGTAATTCCTCTTGTGTTAAGCCGTACTGGCAAACAAACCCTTTGTTGCCAAGCCCGTGAACGCCCGTATTGCCCCGATGATGTTCTACGCATAGGGGTATCACAGGGGCAAGGTCGCGTCTACCGCCTAAACGCCGTATATGATGTATTTCGGCGGGTGTTCCATGGTTGCCAAGATGATGACAAAGAATGCAACCAAGACTTGCCACAGCGTTATAGTGTTTTTGCGTCTGCTTGTTCATAAAAGGGTGTCAGTTTGTCGCGTGATACGGAATAGTACGGCTTGCGGCCTTTTGGTGTAACCACATTTTCATTGCGCAAAAATAAATCACGATGAATCCAACCAACTATACCAACGCACGATGCAAGAACTTCTGTCAAGACAAAAATGTCGGCAGTCTTTCCGTTTGACCAACCTACTGCGTTTAAATTCCCGCCAGCGGTTCTTGTTGACTTCACATCAATACTTGCCCCTTTTGCTGAAACCAAGTCAGCACCAAATTCCCGAAAATCGCAATTTAAATCAAGATGAAGATTAAGATATTTGGCAACTGCATACTCGGTAATTACGCCATCACAACTTATTTGCAAGCCATTTAAAGTTGTATCTTGTAGCATATCCGTGCCATGCGAACTGGTTACTTGCGAACGAAGTTTGCCAACAAAGTTTAAAACCATAAATTCAGTTTGACTTAGGTATACCCTAATCATGTTGTGGACCTACCTTCGGCGCGGGCAGATGACTCTAAACTGCGCCATACTTCAATCTTGGCCTCTGCCGCAACCATACGCCAGCGCAAAAACTCTGCCTCTGCGACCGCTTGTTTTAAGGCCAGCAAATGCTCTTTGTAATCCAAATGTGAGTAGGCGTAGGTTTCTTTTGCTGACTCTGTTTTTTCACTTGACGATGCCATCAACGTGGCTTTAATGGTTTTGCGGTACTCGGTCATATAAATCACGTTGGCCTTGGCTTCGGCGTAAGCCTTGGCGTTATCGCGTATGTAGTCCAGTGCTTGAAACGGGCTTATGTCTTGTGCTGTCGTGCTCATGATTACAACTCCTGAATGATGATTCGATACTGCTTGTCATTAATGTCAATGACATCTATGGTCTTGGTGGTACTGTCAAACTCGCCAGCCTCGGTAAGGTCGTATTGAATTTTTCCAATGTCAGACAATAATTTTTCTTTATCGTTGTCATTGGCAAGCAAGTTGGTTTTAATTAAATGCGCTATGTAGTCGCAGTAGGCTAGGCGAATGTTCATGCTGATTCCTTTGTGTTGTCGTTTGCGCCAAAGACTTTTCCTTTGAGGGCTTTCATCTTGGCTAATACCTCGGGTGCTGGTGGTTTGCAATTTTTTCGTTCCTCCTCAAGTCTGACCAATGTGGGGTCACGTTCTGTTGTGCTTGGTACTGTGGTGCGTATTGCGTCTGCGGGGTTTATGCGCGGGGCTTTTTGATTGCGTACCCAGTTGCGCCAAGTGGCAAGCCAATCCAGTTTGGTTGCACCAGACCCCGCCTTAGCAACCCAAAAATCTTTAAACTGTTCGCCAACGCTTTGCGCGTTTAGGTCAGGCCGTTCTTGTTTTGCCCAGTCTGCCCATTCCTTTGGTAACGACCATTCTGCTGACAGTCGTGTTCCGTTTCTACGAACCTTGGGCAAAGACACAACGCCAGTTGTGTTGTCAATAATATGGTTATTGGTTAATGGTTCATGGTTAATGGTTGGTTGAACGTCCGTTAAACGTCCGTTGGCTCTGCGTTGCGCGGATGCTCGACCAGCGCGTGACGCTTGTTCACTTTTCGTTTGATATTCATTAATTTCGCGGTCGCATCTATCGTGTCGCCAAACGTTATCGACCAAGGTAAAGTACATTTTTAAAATGCCATCAAGCATTTGCTCATCGTCACGCGTGTTGGTTCGCATGGATAGCATGAATAAATCATTTGGCAAAGGTTGCTCTGTGTCGTAATACAACCAAAGCAATTTAAGATAGACCATAGCCTCGGCGTTGGTCAAAAAGGCGGTGTCTTTAGTAAAGTCACCAATGTGATGTTGGTAATAGTGCATTTGTTCTTTCGTCAGAACGTCAGAAAAGGACCACGGCATGGCGCTGACGATTCGCCTTTTCGGACTGCTCATGACTTCAGCCCTAGCCGTGGAAACCAATCATATATCTATTTTTGGTTGTTGGCGAGTGCTTTAAAAAAATCTTGCGCGGCCTCAACTGATTCGATAATTACTACGGCACTGCCAAGCCAGTTTGTTGCAAACTCTTTTTGGTTGTCGTTTAAACCGCGTTTGCCATACCGACTTAGTTTGTTCTTGACTTCAACAAGGTGCGTCTGACCGCAATAGCCTACGATTAAATCGACTGGCAAGCCCGCGATATATACGCTTGCGCCCGCTTTGCGCATAAAGTCAACTATCAACTTTTCGTTGACATCTTTTTTTGCCGCGTACCTCATACAACTGTTTTCCTGTATATAATACTTCTACCGCGATGTTGCGGTATGTTCAAAAACTGGAGTAAGTATGACATACGATGATTGGCTAGAACAGCCGTTTCAAGAAGCAGAAGCCCGATTAGAAGCAATAGAGGCGCGCACCGATGAACTTACAGAAATTGGTGGCGAGTGGGATGCGCAAGACTACCATGTATTTACCAATGCGTTGGCAGACGATTGCTTAAAAAAATATGAGCAAGAAATAAAAAATATTTTGGCAACTGGTAACGGCTACGCATTGCTTGGCGAAACAATTTGGGCGGCTGTAACCGAGTATTGCAACGACCAAGCAAAAGAGCAAGCAACGACTGAAATTGATGAAGGGAAATAATCATGGCGACATTTAACGACTTGCGAAAAATTAACGTAAACGAACACACAGAACGCAAAGACGGTTTGACATACTTGTCATGGGCGTGGGCGTGGGACACTTTTAAACAGCATTGTCCCGATGCCACCTACACAATAGAAAAAGACCATATGGGCTTACCCTATTTTGAAAGCACCGCTGGCGCAATGGTTTATACAAAGGTAACCGTTGAAGGCGTGACGCATGAAATGTGGTTGCCAGTAATGGACGGCAAAAATAAAGCGATGAAAAACGAGCCATATACCTATATGACACGCGCTGGCGAAAAGACTGTTGAGGCGTTTACTATGTTTGACGTTAACAAAACGTTGATGCGTTGCTTGGTAAAAAACTTGGCAATGTTTGGTTTTGCCATATACATCTATGCTGGCGAAGATTTGCCCGATGTCGAACCTGTGTCAATCGACCTAGAGCCATTAA